CCACAGTTAAGCTCGGCAGAGTTTGCATGGGCTATTGATTCCCAAGAACTGTTCATAGGCAACGGATCTATAGCTGAAGGTGCGCCGTTCGTAGGCAACACTAAAATCCTTACCGAACACGACAATATACTAGAATTAGCAGCAGCATATAGATTTGGATCTACAAATCCTAGTATAGTTCAAAGTGTGGCACGCTCGCTTCAAGGCAAGTTAGAAGAATATGTTAGCGTAGCGGACTTTGGTGCTGTGAATGACGGAAGTACTGACTGCACCGCAGCATTTCAATCAGCCTTTTTAGAACTATTTAGAAATCCTAATTCTACTTACAAAAAAGTATTACTGGTTCCTAATGGCGATTACTTGTTCACTAAAGATTTAAGAATTCCGAGTACTGCTATTATTCGCGGTGAAACTGCAGAAGGTGCTGTATTACATATCGGTTCAAACAATATGATCATTATTACTGAAGGTGGACTAGATATCAGTTCATCAGTTAGCTCAGTTAATAGACCAAGAAACGTTGACATTAGTAATTTAACCATCGACAGGTCCAGTGGTCAGCTCGTTATAACAGGTCTTCGAGATTCTAAGTTTAGTAATATTAAATTTAAAGGCAGATATCTGTTAGGAGATACAGTTAGTGCGCCAATAAGTCAACCTGCCGCAGTCTACTGGGAAAATAGTCTAATTGATATTCAAGTGACTGATGTAGAATTTAACGGATGCTATTTTGAATCAAATGCAATGGCAGTTAAGTGTATCCAGTCTCTTCCATTAATCGAATCAAGGATTTCATTTAATGATTGTAAATTCTTTATAAATGACATTGGCGTTTATATTATCGGTGATGCAAATCAAAGTAATCGTTGGACTTTTAATCGTTCAGCGTTTGAAGAAATCTTCAAACAGGCATTCGTTGCTACACAAGGTAAAGATACACTGTTTGATAGTTGTGATTTTAAAAATTGCGGTAATGGTGTCGGCAGTGCGAACGATCCAAAATATGCTATTGTTGAATTTGGACAAAGTATTAACAATCGATTAGTAAACTGTACTAGCAATAGAACACAAAAAATTGGTTCAGCGGCTAACGTTGCTATTGGATATTCCGATGCAGTTAACGCTAGTGTTGCTAATTTTATAGACAAAAACTTTATTACAATAGATAAAACTGATGCTGCTAAATCTCTAGCAGTATTCAATGCAATTAATAGATATTTTTATGTTGATTATGTATTACATCTAAGTGCATATACACGAGCTGGTCGTTTAACTATTACCATAGATGAAGACCATACTAATACTTCTATCACAGACGAATACCAATATTCACCGTTTTTAACAGCAGACCAAGGAGGAGCAATTATGACTAATTTTGAATTTACAGTTGACCTTAAGAGCCGTGGTGGCGATAGTACTGAAGAAACTTTAGTGTTATCGTATACCAATCCTATCAATACTGGTGCTACTGGAACTATTTCTTACAGCCTCACTTACGGTGTGTGATGTTTGAATCGTTTGGCAACGAACGATTAATAAAATGGAAAGAATTTCGACAACAACTAGAAACAAGCTCTGATCCTTATTCAGAGGTTGCTCAGTTTTGGAGCAAAGCACCATTTGTTAATCCCTACATAGATCCCCAAAATGTTTCCCAATGGCCAGATCCTTGGCATTTAATTCTAGATAATCGGTTTGATGATCTTGCAATTGTACTAGGAATGCTGTACACTTGTAAATTAACACAGCGGTTTATGGATTCAAATTTTGAGATACATATGTCTATGTCAGGGCAGAAAGATACTCAAAATTTCTTTCTTGTAGCAGATAAAAAACACGTTTTAAACTATGAATACGCAGGTGTAATAGAGTTTGCGCAGTTTAAAGACCCGACCAGCATTGTTTGGTCAGGAACAAAATTGCCATAAATAGTTTTTCCAAGATTAATGACTTTCAGAGTGATACATGACAACAATAACAGTAATTAAAAGAAGCGGCCAAAAAGAACCACTACACATTGACAAGTGGCAGGCACAAGTAGCGAAAGTATGTCAAGGGATTGCAGATGTAAGTCAGTCAATGATCGAAATCAAAGCACAGTTGCATTTCTATGATGGCATCACAACCGAAGAGATTGATGAGATTACATTACGAGCCATCGTTGATCTTATTGATGTAGAACAAAATCCAGATGTGGGGCATGTTAACTATCAGTATGTAGCAGGCAAGCAACGTCTTTCAATGTTGCGTAAAGATGTCTACGGAAGTTATCAAGTTCCGAATCTTTATTCTATTGTAAAGAAAAATGTTGAAGTTGGTTTATATACTCCAGAGTTATTAGAGTGGTACACAGAAGACGACTGGAACAAAATGAATGATATGCTCGACCATGAGAAAGACGAAAGTTATTCTTATGCAGCTATTGAGCAGCTAATTGAAAAGTACTTGGTTAAGAACCGTGCTACTAAAGAAACCTATGAAACTCCCCAAATTAGATATATGGTTGCAGCAGCGACTGTCTTCCATAAAGAAGAACCTAACACAGTTCGTATGCGATATATCAAAGAATACTATACAGCAGCTTCAGATGGCTTGTTTACTCTTGCTACACCTGTGCTGGCTGGCCTTGGCACTCCAACTAAACAGTTTTCTAGTTGTGTGCTTATCCGCAGTGACGACGATCTGGATAGCATATTTGCTTCTGGAGAGATGATGGCCAAGTATGCTAGCAAACGTGCTGGCATTGGTTTGGAGATTGGGCGTCTACGCTCATTAGGTAGTCCCATCAGAGGTGGGGAGATTCAACATACAGGAATGATCCCATTCCTTAAGAAATGGTTTGGAGATTTAAGAAGTTGCAGTCAAGGAGGTATCCGCAATGCAAGTGCTACTGTATTCTATCCTATTTGGCATCATCAGTTTGATGATCTTATCGTTCTCAAGAACAATCAAGGCACAGAAGAAACCCGTGTCCGGCACATGGACTATGGGGTTGTTCTTTCCGCATTTTTCTGGAGACGATTCAAGAACAAAGAAAACATAACCTTCTTTGACCCAAATGAAGTTCCGGACTTGTACGAAGCTTTTTATAAGAACACAGAACGATTCGAAGAGCTGTATGTAAAATACGAAAAGCGTAAAGACCTACGTAAAAAGGTCATGGCTGCTGAAGAAGTTTTCAAGGGTGGTATACTAAAAGAACGTACAGATACGGGTCGGATATATCTAGTATTCATTGATAATGTAATGAACCAAGGTCCGTTTGATCCTGAGTATCACACGATTTATCAAAGTAACTTGTGCTGTGAGATCTTATTACCCACACGTCCATTTAAGCGATTAGACGACGATGAGGGACGCATAGCGTTATGTACACTGGGATCTATCAACTGGGGATCGTTCCGTAACCCAGAGGATATGCGTAGAGCTTGCAGAATTCTACAGCGTAGCCTGTGTAACATCCTTGACTACCAAGACTTTTTAAGTATTCAAAGTAAATTGAGCAATGATGAAATCCAACCCTTAGGTATTGGCGTTACTAATCTTGCTTATTGGCATGCCAAGCGTGGACTCAAGTATGGCGAGAAGGATGCCTTGCAAGATGTTAAGACATGGATGGAGCATCAAGCCTATTACCTAACAGAAGCTACAGTTGAACTTGCCCGAGAGCGTGGCCCTTGTCTGCATAGCACACATACACGATACGGCAAGGGAATCTTTCCTTGGGAAACTCGTGCTAAAGGTGTTAATGAACTGGCAGATTTTACTCCCGAACTTGATTGGGAAGGACTTCGGGATCAAATGAAGATCCACGGAGTTCGTAACGCTACGCTTATGGCCATTGCTCCTGTTGAAAGTTCTAGCGTTGTTATTAACAGTACTAACGGTATCGAAATGCCGATGAGTCTGATCTCTGTAAAAGAATCCAAAGCAGGATCATTCGTGCAGGTTGTTCCGGAATACGCTAAATTAAAAAACAAATATCAAATGATGTGGGATCAAAAAGATTGTGTTGGATACATTAAAACGGCAGCAGTATTAGCTGCTTATGTGGATCAAAGTATTAGTACAAATACATTCTACAATCCGGCACATTGGGCTGATCGTAAAGTTCCAACTACATTAATTGCTAAGAATCTAATGCAGGCACACATGTGGGGATTGAAAACATTCTACTACAGCTTGATTAATAAAGCAGGTAGCAAACAACAAGCAGAATTAACACCTGAAGTACATTACAATGGATTTCACAACGAGCGAGAAGTAATAGAAGACGAAGATGACTGCGAGTCATGTAAATTATGAGCCAAGACCAATATAACCTAAAAACTAAAACAGACTATCTCAATCGCAAGATGTTTCTGGATCCAGCAGGTCCAGTTACTATTCAAAGATTTGAAGAAGTAAAATATAAAAAGATTGCAGACTTTGAAACAACCGCACGTGGTTTCTTTTGGGTCCCAGAAGAGATTAGTCTAAGCAAGGATTCAAACGATTTTAAGGATGCATCAGATGCAGTTAAACATATCTTCACTAGCAACCTGCTTAGGCAAACTGCTCTTGACAGTTTGCAAGGCCGCGGCCCAAGTCAAATCTTTACTCCGGTCGTAAGTCTTCCAGAACTAGAAGCTCTAGTATACAACTGGACATTCTTCGAAACCAACATTCATAGTCGCAGTTACAGCCACATCATTCGTAACATCTACAACGTGCCAAAAGAAGTGTTTAACACAATTCATGATACACAAGAAATTGTTGGTATGGCTAGTAGCGTAGGCAACTACTACGATTCACTACACCAAATTAACTGCCGTAAAGAAGCGGGCGAAAAGATCAATGAAAAGACACACATCAAAGCGATATATCTAGCATTACATGCCAGTTATGCTTTAGAAGCATTCCGCTTTATGGTATCCTTTGCTACATCACTTGCTATGGTAGAGAACAAGATTTTTATTGGTAATGGTAACATTATCAGTTTGATCCTACAAGACGAACTGTTACACAAGGGCTGGACTGCCTATTTGATTAATCAAGTAGTTAAGGAAGATCCACGCTTTGCCGAAGCAAGAGACGAATGTCAAGCCGAAGTGTATCAGTTATACATGGATGTTATTCGTGAAGAAAAAGAATGGGCAGACTACTTGTTTAAATTAGGTCCAGTTATCGGTCTTAATGCCAACATTCTAAAAGACTTCGTTGACTACACAGCAGTTGCCGCACTTAAAGATATTGGTATCAAATATCAACAATCCGCACCACGTAGCACACCTATACCTTGGTTCAACAAACACGTTGATACTAGTAAGAAACAAACAGCACTTCAAGAAAACGAATCGACCAACTATGTCATCGGAGTTATGGGCGACAGTATTGACTATGACGAATTGCCGGTGCTATAATAAGTAAAAGGAGCAAGCATGAAAGCAATAGTTTGGAGCAAAGACAATTGCCCATTTTGTGAACAGGCCAAGGGCCTACTCAAAATGAAAGGCATTGAGTTTGAAGAAAAGAAAATTGGTCACGGGTTTACTAGAGAAGATTTATTAGAAGCAGTGCCAACAGCAAGAACAGTACCACAGATTTTTTTAGATGAAGAATTAATCGGTGGATTTACAGAATTGAAGAAAAGGTTAACAGATGCTAATTGATAAAGGCGTAAGCCCAGGTGAAGTAATTACACTTAAAATGACAACTGGTGAAGAAATTTTAGCTAAACTAGTTGAAGAAAAACCAGACGGTTATAAAATCACCCGTCCAATGGTATTAAGTGCAACTCAACAAGGGATCGGCATGATGCCATATATCTTTACAGTTCACCCTGATAAAGAATTTGTATTGAACAAAACAGCAATCACTACAGTAGTTGCTACAGAACAAGACTTTGCTAATCAATACATTCAAAGTACTACGGGTATTAAATTAGCATAATGCCTAATATATCAGTCATCGGCGACACAAATGTACACGGTGGTGCTGCATTTGATCAAGGCCTATCCGGCAATGTATCCGCTGGAAACAAGGCAGTAGCACTTGCAGGACAAACTGGAAGTAGCGGCAACGATAGCCAGTACGACTCAAGAACACGGTCGCAGCACAGGGCATCAAACCAACAAGCTGTTAGCGGAAGTGGAAATGTATTTGTTAACAACAAACCAGTTCACCGAGTCGGCGATGCAAGGATAGAAGGAGCAACTGCCGGTCCCGGAATAGGGTCTGTAGGAGTTAACTAAAATGAAAAAATTATTTTGGAATACGTTAGGATTTCTAAGTCTCGGTATGGCATACATCGGTTTTGTTACTCCTGGAATTCCGTTTAGTATCTTCTTAGTATTCAGTGCTTACTGTTTTGCTAAGGTAAATCCAAAGATGCATGCCTGGCTGTATAATCACAAATGGTTCGGCCCTTTCCTAACCAATTGGGGTGAGAAACGTGTTTTTCCAAAGAGCGGCAAAGTGCTAATGGTACTTATGATGGAAAGCAGTTTGATCATTATGTGGTTTACTACACAGAATGTCAAAGCTGTATTTTGGACAGGCGTAACAATGTTATTGGTAGCAATTTGGGCATGGCGTTT